GAAGTTAAGAGATATAACGAAACTTACGTTGAGAAAAACAGAGCATATGGTGAGTTAGGTCACCCTGCAGGTCCAACGATTAATCTTGATCGTGTATCTCATATGTTTACAGAGTTAAGACAAGACGGTTCAAACATCGTTGGTCGTGCTAAAGTAATGGACACGCCAATGGGTAAGATCGTTCAGAACATCATGGATGCAGATGGTACTTTAGGTATCTCATCTCGTGGCATGGGTTCAATCAAACAGAATAAGAGTGGTATCATGGAAGTACAGAAAGATTTCATGTTAGCTACCGCAGGAGATATTGTAGCCGATCCATCAGCACCAGACGCTTTCGTTAAGGGAGTTATGGAAGGTGTAGATTGGATTTACGATGTAGCTTCTTCTTCATGGGAAGTGGCGAACACATTTGACGAGATCGAAGAAGAGATCAAACAGACTGCTAAAGTCTCTACAGCAGAATTAGAGATTAAAGCGGCCGCATTGTTTGAGAGATTTGTACGTTCTTTGTCTAAATAACAATTTTTATAAATAGTAATATTGACGATAATTACTTTAAAAGGAGAAGTTAAATGAGTGAATTAGAAAAAGGCGTTGATCTTGATCTAGACCTCGAGGAAGCGAAAGCAACTGGCGTGGATGCAAATTCAGCCGATGCCGTAACTCCCGAAGGTGGTGTAGACAAGTCTAAAGCTAAAAAGAAAAATGCAGGAGAGAAAGCTGATAACGTAGAAGATGACGTTAAGACTCCTCAAGGTACTAACAATGCAGGCGTACATGAGTCTATTGAGCGTTTGTTCGATGGCTCTGAATTATCTGAAGACTTCAAAACATCTGCTGTAGCAGTATTTGAAGCCGCTGTTCATGAAAAAGTATTAGCAGAAACAGCAACTTTAGAAGAAAAATTTGAAAGCGATCTTCAAGAGCAAGTAGAAAAGTCTGTTGAAGAAATTGTTGAGAAAGTAGACCAGTATCTAGATTACGTTATCGAAAACTGGATGGACGACAATCAAGTAGCAGTTGAAAGCAACATTAAAGTAGAAGTTGCTGAGTCAGTACTTGAAAGCGTTAAAGGTCTAGTATCTGAGCATAACCTTGAAATCGATCAAGAAACTGTTGACCATAATGTTGAACTTGAAGTTGCTCTTGAAGAGTCTAAAGTTAAGTATAATGCGTTAGCTGAAGAAATGATGGAAATCAAAGAAGCTAAGGCACAAGCTGAACTAGAAGTCGCATTCAAAAATGTTTCTGAAGAATTAACAGACACCCAATCAGAAAAACTGCGTGTTCTATCAGAAGGGGTTTCTTTTGAATCAACTGATGATTACTCTAAGAAATTAGAAGCAATCAAAGACAACTACTTTGTAGAGTCTGCACCTGCGCCAGTTGCTGAAGAAGAATCAAATGATCTTCTACAAGAAGAGACTGCGGAGAATGCACAACCTGTATTAGATCCGTCTATTGCAAGTTATGCTGAGTCGCTTAACCGCTTTTCGAAATAACAAATTTTATAAATAGTAATAAGTTAAAAATCTCAAATAAAGGAGAACCATAATGAGAAATGAAGAACTAATGAAAAAGTGGGCACCGATTCTAGAGCATAATGCTCTTCCCGCTATTTCTGACTCACACAGAGAAGCTGTTACAGCAACTCTTTTAGAAAACACTGAAGCCTCTATTCAAGAAGGCTCAAGCTTAGGCGGAACTGGTGTTTTATCAGAAGCCGCACCTGCTAACAGCACTGCTTCTGCCGCTAACTACGAGCCTGTATTAATCAGTCTTGTACGCCGTGCAATGCCTAACTTAGTAGCATATGATATCGTTGGTGTTCAGCCAATGACTGGTCCTACTGGCCTTATCTTCGCTATGAAGTCTAAGTATGCATCTACTGATGCTGGCGTTACTTCTGGTAACGAAGCACTATTCGGAGAAGCTAACACTTCTTTCTCTGGTGGTGATAAAGACGACACTACTGATCTAGGTCACAGTGACAATACTGACGGTTCAGCTAACGTATATAAAGATCAAGCATTAGCAACTGGTCAAGGTAATGTTGACGGAAATGGTAATCTTACTGGTGTTGATACTGGTGAAGGTCGTTTACCTGGTCAACAAGAATCAACTGATGGTTCTGGCGACATTAACGAAATGTCTTTCGCAATCGAGAAAGTATCTGTTACTGCTCGTAGCCGTGCATTGAAAGCTGAGTACACTTCAGAACTAGCACAAGATCTTAAAGCTATCCACGGTCTTGACGCTGAAACTGAACTTGCTAATATGCTTTCTGCTGAATTGCTTGCTGAAATCAACCGTGAAGTTGTTCGTACTGTATACACTAGTGCTACTCCAGGTGCTACTGACGGAAACACTGCGGCTAAAGGTCGATTCAACCTTGACGTTGACGCAAATGGCCGTTGGTCAGTTGAGAAGTTCAAAGGCTTGATGTTCCAAATCGAGAAAGAAGCTAACGCAATTGCTAAAGCTACTCGCCGTGGTAAAGGTAACATCGTAATCTGTTCATCTGATGTAGCTTCTGCTCTTCAAATGGCTGGTATCCTTGACTATGCTCCTGCTCTTGGTAACGGCTTGAATGTTGATGATGCTGGTAATACTTTTGCCGGTGTTCTTAACGGTCGTTTCAAAGTATATGTTGATCCATATGCTGAAGCACAATACTTAGTAGTTGGCTACAAAGGCACTAACGCTTTTGACGCAGGTATCTTCTACTGCCCATACGTTCCATTACAAATGGTTCGTGCTGTAGGCGAGAATAGCTTCCAATCTAAGATTGGTTTCAAGACTCGTTACGGTATGGTTGCTAACCCACTTACTACTGGTGGAGCAAACGCTAATATCTACTACAGACGAGTATTGGTTTCTAACTTACTATAAGTTATTAAACAATAAGATTCGGGTTAACCGAGCGAATTTGGGAGTCTTTCGAGACTCCCTTTTTTTATGCGTATAAATAAGTAATATACTAGAGGAATATTACATGGCAACACTAACAACAAATGTAAACTTTTTGTCCCCAATCGAGTTTAATCTTTCTCTCGACAGGCTACCTAATGTTCAGTTTTTTGTGAAGTCTGTAAACATACCAGGCATATCGTCTGGACATACAGAAGTATTTACTCCATTTAAGAACATACATAAGCCTGGCGATAAACTCACATATGAGGAGTTTACTGTTAGTGTTATATGCGATGAAGATATGGTTGCATTTAGAGAAGTATCTGATTGGTTAGTTGCGCTTACATATCCAGAGAACTTTCAACAATATGCTGGCTTGAATCCTAAAACTGTTGGAACATCAAGTACCGAGCAATCACAAGTACAATCAGACGGTTCTCTGATCATACTAAATAGTAATAAGAAAGCAAATGTTACTATTAAATTTAACGACTTGTTTCCAACATCAGTCGGATCTATTCAGCTCGACACATCAGGCGCTGATCTGACACCACCAACATTTGATATAACTTTTAAGTATAACGGATATACTATAAAAGTTTAGATTGACATACAGTGTGATTTAGTGCTATACTTACATTAGTTATACCTGTATTTTTAATTATGGAGATTATGAATGAAGCTAGAAGACATATGCGAAGCATGGGAAAAAGACGGTCCTGTTGATGCTATAAACATCACGAACGAGTCTGCCAATACACCAAAACTTCACAACAAGTACTTCAAGATATACATGGGCGAGGGATATATTCTTCGCAAGATGAAGGCTGACTACAAGAAGTTATTCAAGCTAAAAACTGAATACTACAGAGGCGAACTCGATGTCACTGAGTTAGCACAGTTTGGTTGGGAGCCTCAACCACTTAAAATTCTTAAACAAGACATTCCCTCATATCTAGAAGCTGATGACGATATCATTGAATCGTCTCTAAAGATTGGCGCACAAGAGCAGAAAGTTGGCTATCTTGAGTCTATTCTAAAGATGATTGGTAATCGTGGATTCCAGATAAAGAGTATAATAGATTGGGAACGATTCAGAACAGGTGCATAATTTATGAGCGATGAAGTGATTATAGAAGCAGTAGATAACGTCTATGTTAGGGTTCAAGCAGAACCTAGTATAAAGATGGAGTTGTCTGATCACTTTACATTCAAAGTACCTGGCGCAGAATTTATGCCGGCTTTTCGGAATAAAATGTGGGATGGTAAGGTGCGGTTGCTTAATGTAATGACTGGCATGATCTATCGTGGACTTGTACCATATATTCTGAAGTTTTGTAACTCAAGAGAGTATGAAGTCACAGTTGATAAAGGTGTTGTACCAAACAATGAAGTACAAGACACAGCAGGTTACGATTTAGCGAAAGAGTTTGAGACAGCATTCGTGCCTCGTGAGTATCAGAATGATGCAGTAGTTCATGCGCTAAAGCACGAGAGAGCGTTACTACTCTCACCAACGGCTTCTGGTAAGTCTTTTATTATATACCTACTAACACGTTTCTACATAGAGACGTTAGATATGAAAGTTCTAATCGTGGTACCCACAACGTCACTTGTAGAGCAAATGGCATCTGACTTCATCGAATATAATGGTGGTCAAGAGTTAGACATACACAAGATACGGGGCGGTATTGATAAGAACATTGAAGCAGATATAACCATATCCACTTGGCAGTCAATATACAAGCTAAGAAAAGATTGGTTCGCTAAGTTCGGTGTTGTTATTGGAGATGAGGCACATCTATTTAAAGCTAAGTCTGTATCTTCTGTTCTTGAGAAGATGCCTGAATGTCAGTATCGCTATGGATTTACTGGAACACTTGACGGAACGCAGACACATAGATTAGTACTTGAGGGACTATTCGGATCAGTATTCGAAGTAACAAAGACAAAGGATCTGATTGATGATAACACTCTAGCAGAGTTTGATATCAAGGCGTTAGTACTTCAATACCCCGATGAAATACGCAAGATAAATAAGAACATGAGCTATCAAGAAGAGATCGATTGGATAGTTAGAAGCGAGACTCGTAATAAGTACATACGAAATCTAGCACATGGACTAAAGGGCAACACACTTATATTATTTCAATTTGTTGAGAAGCATGGTAAAGTATTACAACCACTTCTCGAAAAGGAGGGGAAAGTTGTTCATTTCATACATGGTTCAATCAGTGCAGAAGATCGTGAAGAAGTCCGTAGAGTTGCTGAGTCTAGCGATAATAACATTATTCTGGCTAGTTATGGGACTTTCAGCACTGGTGTTAATATCAAGCGTTTGGATAATATCATCTTTGCATCTCCTAGTAAGTCAAAGATTAGAAACCTTCAATCGATAGGTAGAGTACTTCGTAAGGGTAATGGGGCTGATAAAGCAACACTATATGACATAGTAGATGACCTTCAATGGAAGTCTAAGAAGAACTTCGCAGTCAAGCACTTCATGGAAAGAGTTCAGATATATAATGATGAAGGGTTTGAGTACAGCATATATAATATTAAGATGAAAGGGTGATTTGTGGAACTTATACATATTAGACTAAAGAACGGACAAGACATCTTAGGAATAGATTTGGGATCTTGTGTTGGATGTGCCAATATTGAGAATCCTGTTCAAGTAAAGATACACCCTACTCAGGGATTCTATGCTCAGAGTCTTTTATTGTTTTCAGAAGAGAATAGTATTATAATAGATGATGGTGATATCTTGATCAAGAGTAAAGCGAACCAGAGAGGGATTGATTGTTATAATTCGTTCTTTGAGGAAGTTCAGGAGAGAAAGTTTCTTGACGATCTAGAAGATGAAAGTGAAGAAGATATCGAAGAGAGCCTAAGAGCATTAATCGACTCTAAAGATGCTGTTAAGCATTAGTATTATTCTTAAAGCGATAACGCTATTATACACATGATCGGACATTATGTCAAGGCATTTTCACAAATAAATTGAAATAATTTCACAAAATAATATCAACTTTTACTTGACAAACAGTTGCTTTTATATTATACTATATCTAAATTGAGTGAGGATCAAATGGCTAAAAAGAACTATGTAAACAATCCTGAGTTTCTACAGGCTATCGTAGATTATAAGAAACTATGCGTAGAAGCAGAAGACTCTGGAGATGACAAACCGCAGATACCTGATTACATTGGAGAATGTATCTATCAGATATCAACTCGTCTCGCATCTAAACCAAACTTCTCTGGATACTCGTATAAAGACGAGATGATTAGTGATGGTCTTGAAAATGCGATTCAAGCATTAGGTAACTTTGACCCAGACAAGTCTAGTAATCCATTCGCTTACTTCACTCAAATCATTTGGTACGCATTTCTAAGACGTATCGACAAAGAAAAGAAGCAGTTATATATCAAACACAAAGTAACTGAGAACTCTGTCACCTCTGGTACAGCAGTAGAATCAGGCAGTGATGATAATGGTATGCCTTCTTACATTGATCTTGACAATGACTACATGAATGATTTTGTCAAGAACTATGAGAAGAAGATGGAAGATAAAAAGCGACAACAGCAAAAAAGAGCAAAGAAAGGGCTAGAAAAATTTATTGATAATGAGGAGTAATTGTGAAAATTGCAGTAATAAACGACACGCACTGGGGTGCGAGATCAGATAATGCCGCATTCGCTGAATATTTCATCAAGTTCTATAAAGAGATATTCTTTCCTAAACTGAGAGAAGAAGGCATCAAAACCATCTTCCACTTAGGCGATGTCTGCGACAGAAGAAAGTACATTAACTTTGTAACAGCACAGAATCTTGAAGAAAACTTCATGAAAATCTGTGCTGAAGAAGGTATAGACATATATCTCATTGCAGGTAATCATGACACTTTCTATAAGAACACGAACGAAGTAAACTGTCTACGACAACTCTATGGTAATTCCAAGTATGGTAATATTCATATCTATTGGGAAAAGCCAGTTGAGTTAGAGTTCGATGGTTGCAAGATTATGATGGCACCTTGGCTGTGTGCTGACAATTGGGAAGAGTCGTTTGAGATGTTTAAGTCTACAGATGCTCAAACCTTGTTCGGTCACTTCGAGTTTCAAGGCTTTGAGATGATGAAGGGTCAAGTTTGTCCTCATGGTCTAGACAAGCAAGTCTTCAATAAGTTTGAAGCAGTCTACTCTGGTCATTTCCATCATCCATCGACTATTGATAACATCACTTATCTTGGTGCGCCATACGAGATGAACTGGTCAGACTATGATCAGAAACGTGGCTTTAGTATATTTGATACGTCTGATCGAAGCGTGACTCATGTAGAAAATACATTAAGAATGTTCCATAAGATCAAATACGATGATACAGACATGACAATAGAAGATATTGCAGACCTTGACACATCGAACTTGACAAACACTCATATAAAAGTTATAATAAGCAACAAGTCCAATCCTTATATCTTTGACTTATTCCTTGATAAGTTGCAAGCGGCAGCCCCTTGTGACATTAAAGTCGTTGAGGATCATATGAACTTAGATGTTATTGATGAGACTGAGTTGGTTGATGAAGCGCAAGATACATTGACTATTTTGAGACAGTATGTCGAAAATTTGGAGATCACTAGCGACAAGCAGAAGGTTCAAGCTGTTCTAGACGATCTATATGAAGAGGCAATTAGTTTATAATGGCAAACATTGTATTTGAGTCAGTTCGTTATAAGAATATCTTATCAACGGGTAATACTTGGACAGAAGTTCAGTTGAATCGAAGTAAGTCTACTCTCATCATTGGTGACAATGGTGCGGGTAAGTCTACCATGCTTGATGCTTTGACTTTCGCCTTGTATGGTAAACCTTTCCGAAACATTAAGAAGGGACAGTTAGTTAACTCCGTTAATGGTAAGGGTCTTGAAGTTGAAGCTAGATTCACTATAGGATCAAATAAGTATCTAATTAAACGTGGAATCAAGCCCAATAGATTTGAGATCTTGAGAAACGATGAAATGCTAAATCAAGACGCATCTGTTCGTGACTATCAAGCCTATCTTGAAGATACAATTCTTAAACTAAACTACAAGTCGTTTGGTCAAGTTGTTGTGCTTGGTAGTTCGACATTCGTTCCGTTCATGCAGTTAAAAGCAGGCGAGAGAAGAGAAGTCATTGAAGACTTGCTTGACATTCAGATATTTACTGTGATGAATACTCTCCTTAAAGAGAAGTTGAATGATAATAAGGCTGACATTAGTGAGATCAAGCATAACATAGAACTATTGAACAGTAAGATATCATCATCTAAAACTCACAACGAATCTATTCGCCAGTTAAGAGAGGGTGAAGTAGATAAACTCAAAGAGAAGTTGCGTGAGCAGATTACTATCGTAGAGACTGAGCAAAAAGCAGTCGATGTGTTAATAGAAGAGGTTGGCGAACTAAATGGTGATATTCAAGACAAAGCAGATACTAAGAAGAGTCTACAGGAGTTAAAGGATCTTGACCGTGAACTTTCTAACAAGCACAAATCCTTATCTAAAGAAGTTGCATTCTATCAAGACCATGACAACTGTCCAACCTGTAAGCAAGGGATCGAACACGACT